CCATATAAGTTTATTGTATATAATGAAATAAATTCAATGGGTAGAAATTGGATTCGTAAATATACCTTAGCATTAGCCAAAGAATTATTAGGAATCATAAGAAGTAAATATGCTGCGCTTCCACTACCAAATGGTGATGTTAATATGGATGGTGAAGCATTAAAAGCTGAGGGTAGAGAGGAAAAGGCAAATCTTTTAGAGGAGTTGAATACATTCTTAGAAGCTGTTAGTAAAAAAGAACAAGCTGCTACTGAACAAGAGGTTGCTAATTCTCAACAAGAAGTATTGAACAAAGCACCATTAAAAATATACATAGGATAAATAAATGTCACAAACAAAACCATTTTTCATACCACAAAAAGAATTTGATTTAATTAATCAAATGAATGAAGAATTAATTGATGAGATTGTCGGACAATCAGTTGATATTTATAAAGTAAATGTTGAAAGAACAGATGAAAATTTATATGGTGAGTCCACAACTAAATATTACGATATAGGATTTAGAGTTAATTGTTTAATTCAATATAATGAGCCTGAGGTAATTCAAGATGAATTTGGTGCAGACAATAATTCATCAATTGAAATGTTTTTCCAAAGAGAAAATCTATCAAGTGGTTCATTGAATTTTTATCCTGAAATTGGTGACATTGTGGATTGGAATGATTATTATTGGGAAATCAATGGAACAACAGAACCACAATTATTTGCAGGACATCCAAACTTCAAACACAACATTGTCGCAACAGCACATCGTTCAAGATTATCATCGTTACAAATAGAAGAGAGACCAAGATAATGGCTGTTCAACAAATCATAGGAAAAAAAATTACGAAGTTTGATACTTCTAATCCTAATTACCAAGAAAAACCTCAACCAAAAAAAGAGGTAAGTGGTAATGTAATGGATGATGAAGATGTGTATGGTGAAAGAAAACATACTTACACACCTGAACCAAATGGTAATTTACAAATGGAACAAATGATGGGTAAGTTGATGAATAAATTAGACAACTTTGATACACCAAGTCAAACAGGTACAAAAGCCATTGAAGTGGATATTAAGAAAGAAATTGCAATTGGTAAAGCTGATATGAGTAGTATTAAATCAGAAGAAGTAAAAGGTAAAGTAAACAATAAACTTGATAAACTTAAAAAACTAAGAAGACAAAATGGCAATAAATAAAATTACAAATAAACAAGTGGTTAGTAAGGCAAATATTAATAGAGCGAATCAAATATCTACAAAAGAACTTACTGCTAGAGGAAATCGTGAGACGACTGTCATACCAGGAAATAATTTTTCAGAAAATTATGCAATAACTCTTAAAGATGTTGACACTTCTATTTTAGGTCATGTAAAAAATGTAATGAAACCAATAGTCAAAGACGCTAATGAAACTTTTAAAATACCTGTATTTTATGGTAATGAGGAAAGATGGAAAGCTGTTAGAAGTAGAGGAGTGTTGAGAGATAAAAACAATGCATTAATTTTACCATTAATTATGTTACGAAGAACAGAAATTTCAAGAAATGATTTATCAGGACAAGCATTTTCACACGATGTTAAAAGTAAAAATATTCAAGTAGTTAGAAACGCAAAATGGAGTAAAGATAATCAATATGATAGATTTTCAGTTCAAACAGGTGTTCAACCAGCTTTTGAAAATATAGTTACTGGAATGCCAACTTATAGTGATATAACATATGAATTTGTGTTGTGGACAAACTTTATTGAACAAATGAATCCATTGGTTGAATCCTTTGTAGACCAATCACATACATATTGGGGTGATGGAACTAAAAACAAATTTTTATGTAATATAGATAACATTTCAGACGCTTCAGAAATGAATCAAGATGGTGAACGATTTATTAAATCAACATTTTCAGTATTGACAAAAGCATATTTATTACCAGAATATTTAAATTCAGTAGTCACTAACAAAGTATCCAATATGAAAAAACAATTAACACCATCAAAGATTACATTTACTTTTGAAGGTGATGCTACAGATGAACAAATAGGAAAATAAATCACTTGTTTTTAAAATTCATATATATTTATATATAGTTAATTAACAATTCATAAATGGAGGTTATAAATGCCAGAAGAATCAAATCTAACTGAGAAGTTACAAGAAAAACAATCAGAGATAAAATTTACAACAGAAGAACTTAATACAGTTCAAGAAATTCAAAAATCTTATGCAGACACTACGAATAAATTTGGACAATTAAGCATAGCTAGAATAAGACTTGAAGAACAAGAAATTTCTTTAGCAAAAGAACACGATACATTAGTGGAAACTTTTAATAAAATTCAAAATGATGAACAAAAGTTTCTTGATGGAATCACTAAAAAGTATGGACAAGGTTCTTTAAATCCTGAAACAGGTGTGTTCACACCAAATAAATCACAATAATTAAAAAAATATTATCGTTTGAGGTTTTAGTCATATATTTATATATGAATAATACTAATGCGCAAAATAGTATATTTGATTTAACCTCAAAAATTAAAAAGTTAACTTAGGAGAAATTCAATGGCCGAAAAGATTATAAGTCCTGGTGTATTTACGAATGAAATAGACCAGAGTTTTTTACCGGCTGCTGTGGCTGATATTGGAGCTGCTCTCATCGGACCAACCATCAAAGGTCCTGCAGGGATACCAACAATTGTAACATCATTTTCTGATTTTCAAAATAAATTTGGAGATGTTCACAAAAGTGGTTCTACTTCATTTCAGTTTTTAACATCACATGCAGCTGAAGCATATTTACAAAACGCAAATGTTTTAACAGTTGTTAGAATATTAGATGGTTCATTTAGTGGAGCTAGTATTGCTGTAACATCATCAAACTTTGCTAGTTCAACACCAGCAGCTAATGGTAACAATGTAACATCATCATTTACACTAAACACGTTAGGTGATGGAACAATAATGAACAATGCAGGTGTTTCACCTACAACAAATAATGTTCTTGTAAGTGGTTCAAAACATAACATTAGATATGAAATTTCAAATGTTAGTACTACTAAAGGAACATTTACTGTAGCTATTAGAGCAGGTAATGATAATTTAAAAAGAAAACAAACATTAGAAACATTCACAGGTGTGTCTCTTGACCCTAATTCAAACAATTATATAGGTAAAGCAATTGGTACTCAATTCACTTCCATAGGAACAGATGAAAATGGAAACCCATTTACAAGATTAGAGGGTGATTTCCCAAATAAATCTAAATATGTAAGAGTTTCTGGTATAGCAGATTTGGCTGATTATCTTGATGAAAATGGAGAGGTTAGAGTAGCAACATCTGAAACTGGTTCTTTACCAGCCGCAGGTAGTGGTTCGACAAATGGTGGATTTACTGGTGGTGCAGATGGATTTAGTGGATTTGATTCTTTGGGTAATCATAATGGAGATGCTACAGGTACTAAACCTGCTAATTTCTATGAAAATATTTCAGGTACAAATTCACAAGGATTCGACCCAACAACTGCTGCTGAGGGACAAAATGCTTACATTCAAGCATTAAATCTATTAGCAAACCAAGATGATTATGATATTAATTTAATCTTAACACCTGGTATTATATCAGCAATACACGGAACTGTTGCTTCTAAAGTAATTGATGTATGTGAAGATAGAGCTGATTGTTTTGCAATTCTTGACCCAGTAGAGTATGGTAAGAATGTTGCAGATGCTGTAACTGAAGCAGAGACAAGAGATTCTAATTTTGGAGCTGTATACTGGCCTTGGATTAAAGTACCAGATGTACAACTTGGAGTACAAAGATGGGTGCCACCATCAACTGTATTAGGTGGAATTTATGCATTCAATGACCAAGTTGCTCACCCGTGGTTCGCTCCTGCTGGATTGAATCGTGGTGGTATTGATACAGCTATTCAAGCAGAAAGAAAACTAACTCAAGCTGATAGAGATACATTGTATGATTCAAATGTTAATCCAATTGCTACATTCCCTGGACAAGGTGTGACTGTATTTGGACAAAAAACATTACAGAAAAAACCAAGTGCATTGGATAGAATCAATGTAAGACGATTACTTATCAGAGTTAAGAAGTTTATCGCAAGTTCTTCAAGATTCTTAGTGTTTGAACAAAATACTGCTCAAACAAGACAAAGATTCTTGAGTATTGTAAATCCATTCTTAGACCAAGTACAATCACAAAGTGGTTTAAGTGCTTTCAGAGTAGTAATGGATAATACGAATAATACACCAGATTCAATTGATAGAAATCAATTAGTCGGACAATTATTCTTACAACCAACAAGAACTGCTGAGTTTATTGTGTTAGATTTCACAATACAACCTACAGGTGCTGCTTTTCCAGAGTAATAGTTAGTTAAAATAACTGAAGAAAAGGGATTTATTTAAATATAAATCCCTTTTTTTTATAAATTTAGATATTTATATATGAAGAATTAAATGTAACAATTTACACATTATAGGAGAAATTAAATGGCAGCAGGTGAATTATTAGAACCGAATCAAATAATGTTTACTAATTGGGAGCCAAAACTCAAAAATAGATTCATTATGAACATTGAGGGTATAAATGCTTACTTGGTGAAAGGTATGAGTAGACCATCACTTGAATCAGAAGAAGTAATATTAGAACATATGAATGTAACAAGATATGTTAAAGGTAAGTCAAGATGGCAACCAATAGACATAACACTTTATGACCCAATTGTACCAAGTGCAGCTCAACAAGTAATTGAGTGGGTTAGATTACATCACGAATCAGTAACTGGTAGGGATGGATATTCTGATTTTTATAAGAAAAATATAACATTTAATTTAGTAGGTCCTGTAGGTGATGTAGTTGAAGAATGGGAATTAGTTGGTGCATATATTCAAACTGCCAACTTTGGTGATTTATCTTTTGAAGATTCAACTCCTGTAGAAATTACATTAACATTAAAATACGACTACGCAATACTTAAATTCTAATAAATTTAATAACCTAATGATATGATGAAAAAACCTTTGAAATAAAATCAAGGGTTTTTTTATTTTATATATATTTATATATGAAATGAGGATGTTTTTATGAAAACAACATTTGAAGAAATAATAGAAGTGGTTTTAGAACACGAAGGTGGTTATGTAAACGATCCAGATGATGCCGGAGGTGAAACCAAATATGGTATAGCCAAAAGATGGTATCCTAATGTGGACATTAAAAATCTCACAATAGACGAAGCTAAACACATATATCATACAGATTATTGGAAACCTGCTAAATGTGATTCAGTTCCCCCACAATTAAGACATATTTATTTTGATATGTGTGTTAATTTTGGTAGAAGGGGAGCTGTTAAGGTTTTACAACAAGCTGCTAACTCTAAAACAAGAAACAAAATTGAAGTTGATGGTGGAATAGGACCAAAAACTATAAATGCTATACAGAAATTAAGTGTTGAAAGAGTAAGAGCCTATAGAGTTTTAAGATTTGCAAACATAGTTATCGACAAACCAAATCAAGAAAAGTTTTGGATGGGTTGGTTTAGACGAGCATTGGAGGTATAAAATGACAGAACACAAGTTCCCAAGTGAAATAATAGATTTACCAAGTAAAGGTAAATTATATTCAAAAGAATCACCATTATCAGATGGTAAAGTAGAAGTTAAATATATGACAGCAAAAGAGGAAGATATTCTTACCTCAGCTAACCTAATTAAAAAAGGTGTTGTGATTGATAGATTGTTGGATTCATTAATATTAACACCTAATGTTAAAGTAGATGATTTAGTCTTGGGTGACAAAAATGCTATTATGGTAGCGGCTAGAATATTAGCTTATGGTCCTGAATATGTATGTGAAATTACAAATCCAGACACACAAGAAAAACAACAATGTACCTTTAATTTAGCTGATTGTCCATTTAAAAATATTGATGAAAACATAACTGAAAATTTATTTGATTTTCAATTACCAATATCTAAAACTAAAATCAAATTCAGTTTACTTACAGGTAAAGATGAAAGACTAATTGATGAAGAGATAAAGGCTTCTAAAAAAGCAGGGATTGGAGTTGCACCTGAGTTAACCACTAGATTAAGATATTTAGTTAAAGAAGTAAATGGTGATAATTCACAATCCATTATCAACACCACTGTTCAAAACATGTTGGCTAGAGACTCTATGGCTTTGAGAGAAGAAATAAAAAGACTTTCACCTGATATTCAACTTACACAAACTGTAGATATGGGAGGAGAAACCGTCGAGGTAGAGATACCAATGACGGTTGGGTTTTTTTGGCCTGACTCCGCAAAATAAGCCGGATATTCACGAACAAATATTTCAATTAATGTATTATGGTGAGGGATTCACTCATTCAGATGTGTATTCCATGCCTGTATATTTGAGAAAATTTTATTATAGAAAATTAGTTGAAACTCGTAAAAAAGAAAATGATGAAATAAAAAAATCTCAACAAAAATCAAAAATTTCAAAACCACCCATTAATCCAAGATTTAAAAGGTAATTTTTAACAATTTTGATATTTATATATGAATAGATACATCTAATTAGGAGGATAGTATGTCAAAGAAAAAATCATATATGGACAAATCAAATATCTTATCAGAGAGTAAATTATTTAAACTTATATCAAAATTAGCCCCTTTTAAGTCAATGATTAAGAAAGCCTTTTCATCTAAAAAAGATAAAGATGTATTAAAAAATCCAGAGGTTAAAAAAGCTATTTCTGATTTTGAAAAAATTTATTCAAATGCTATGAAAAATGCCGAAGAAGCTGCACGTGAAGCTGATGCTATGGTTAAAAAATATGGAAAAGATAAATAATGGCACTTCCAGAAGAAAGAAAAATTCAACAAGAAATAAATAAACTCTTAGAAGAGAGAAATATACTTGACCAAAAAATTGGTGAACGAGGTAAGGCACATCATACTCAACTAAAACAAAGAGCAAGATTAACAGAAAAAATAAAAGCTAGTGAAGAGGAAATACTTGAGTTAGCTAAAGAAAGAACAAAAACATCTACAAAAATTGATTCAACAATCAAAACTACAGAAAAAAGACATAGAAAAATAATAGCTAGTCAAAAAGATGGAAATAAATTAGATAATGTGAAACTTGGTCTTTCCTCACGAGTTGCAGAATTACAAACAACAAATTTACAAACTCTTAAAAAAAATGTAGATGCTAAGCTTATTGATAGAGATTTAGCTGAAGAGGTATTAAGTATACATGAAGATATAAATTCTGGATATCTGACAGAAGAGGGTATTAAAAGTAAAGTAGCGGATTTAGATGAACAAATAGCTGAGGCTATTAATGAGAAAAATAATTTAGGTGCAGACGCAACGAAGGAAGAAATAAATGCTGCTAATGCAAAAATAAGAACATTAGAAGGTGCTAAAAATTTATTAAATGTTGAGGGAAGTAGATTAAGAACAACTGAAAAAATAAACAAAGCTCAAGAATTACAAAAACAAGGGATAGAAAAAATTGGTGATTCCATTGGTGTAAGTTTAATAGGTCCATTATCAGCAGCTTTAGGTATATTAGCATTATTTAATTCACAACAAGAAGCTATAGCCGACCAATTCGGTGCACTTGGTGTAACGGAGTTTAGAGATGAATTGGCTGGGGCATCACAAGAGTTTACAAAACTTGGGTTTACAGCAGCAGAGGCTCAAACCACGATATCAAATTTATCTAATGAATTTGGTATTTCGGTATCTGAAGCTAGTAAATTGTCAGGCACAATTAGTGAAGTTGCAAAAGCAACTGGAACCACTTTAGAAGATTCGACAAAATTAGTTGGATTATTTACACAAACACAAGGTTTAACAGCTAAACAATCAGAGGATTTAATAAAATCAACACAAGCTTTAGCCAAAGCTAATAATGTTGCGCCTGATAAAGTTTTAGGTGACATAGCAAATAGCACTGAAACATTTGCTAAATTTGCTGACAAAGGTGGTAAAAATATATTAAGAGCTGCTATTCAAGCAAGAAAATTAGGAACAAATTTAGAAGCTGTGGCCGGTGCTGCTGAAGGATTTTTAGATTTTCAAACATCGTTAAATGCTGAAGTAGAAGCTTCTATTTTATTAGGTAGAGATGTCAATTTACAAAAAGCTAGGGAGTTAGCATTAGCTGGTGATTTAGAAGGAGTTCAAACAGAAATAGTTAATCAACTTGGAAGTGCAGAGGAATTTAGTAAATTAAACGTACTTCAAAGAAAATCTCTCGCATCAGCGGTTGGATTGGAATTATCTGCAGTTGAAAAAATTGTAAACAAACAAAAAGAACAAGTTACTTTAGCTGGAGAATTATCTAAACAATCAACAGAAAATCTTGTTTCAGAAAAAACAATAACTGCAACAGCTAAACTTTTAAATAATTTAAAAGCATTGGGAATGCAATTAGCAGAGGATTTAGGACCTGCTGTAAATATGGTAGTTGGTTTTTTTAGTAGTTTTGTTTCAATATTATCTGAGATGGGAGCAATAGTACCATTAGTCGCTGGTTATCTAACTTTCTTGACAGCTAAAACAGTAGCTAGTACAGTAGCGACTATCGCTAAAACGAAAGCGGATATCATAGCTGCGAAAACGTCTCTTAGAGCTGCAGCTGCAGATGGTGCAAAAGGTGCGATGAAGATAGCTTCAACTGGTCTTATTCCACTTGGTCTTGCTGCGTTAGTAGCTGTTGGTGTTGGTCTTGCTAAATTTATGGGTTCATTTGAAACTGGTACAAAATTAGGTGGTGTGAAACAAGATGGTGTGGCTGCACTACACTCAGGTGAAACAATTTTAAATGAAGACGATACGAAAATGTTAGAAGAACAACAAGCTGCTATGAAAGGTGGAGGTGGTGGTGGAGCAACAAATGTGACAAATATAGATATGTCAAAATTAGAGGGAGAAACCAAAATGTTAAAAGCTGAAATGGAACATTTGAGAAAAGATATGGCATCTTATTTTGGTTTTGGTGGTAGTGTCGCAGGTCAAATTGGTGGAAAATTTAAAGGTGCTTTAGGTGAACTCACTGGATAATGGAGATATAAATGAGTTTAGAAAATTTAAGACATATATTTGAAGAGCATGGAACAACGACTGGTACACCACAAGCACCACAAGGTTCAAATTTTATAAATTTCAATAGTGCTAATGATAATTTTACACCATTTCCACAAATTGATTTCAATACATCAGATATTATTTTACAACCTTCTCAAACAACTACAAATGCACAACCTGCATTTCCTTCAAATTATACACCATTGAATCAAGTTGTTAATAATGAATTTATTAATTTAGGAAATGGTTTACAACAAAATGGTTGGCCAAATTTATATACGTCTAGACACAAATCAATTACAGTCGACCAACCATCTCCAAGAAGTGAAAATCCATTTCAACCTTTTCAATATGGTAATCCTAATATTAAACAATTAGATATTAGAGATAGTAATGTAAAATCAAGTTTTTTTAGTCCATCTAGAAATAGTTTAATTGGTAATAAACAAGAACCCTATATAATTAGTCCAATTTCAACTGGTGGTAGTTCAGGTTCAGGTGGTAGAAGATTAAATAAAGGAAATCGTCTTTTTCCATTCGGTAGAGCAAAAACTGATTTTAAAAGAATAAGTAGGTATCTTACATCACCTGCAGGATTACTCTTTTTAGCAGCACAAAATGCTCATCTTTTAGTAGATACAGTTGTTGTTAGAGATGGTGATAAATTATTAAAAACTCGACAAAGATTTAATGCTGGATTTAATGGATTATCAATGTTGGGTTCAGTAGGATCGAGAGTGCTTGGACAAGCAACACCTAATTTGCTTATACCTTCTGGTTTTTCAATGGAATATGGAGAAGAGCCTGGAGGTTTTTTAAGTGTATTTGAAAAACTTGGTGATAATGGTGACATACCATCTTTTGGTGGTGGAAGAATCGGAAAAACAACAAGTGAAAGAAAAAATTCAAAAACTGACAAACCTCTTCATTTTTTAAATCCTACCTTTACTGGTGCGACGGTAGATTTTGACCAAAACGAAATACCACAACCAAAGCTTGGATTTACAAAAAAAATAGCAAAATCATCAACTGGTGATAAAGCAACTTTAAGTCATTTAATAAGAGGTGATTTTCTATTACCAGGAGGAGATTTTACTCATTCATCACCTGGAAATCAGGGTTTAACCCCAACCGCAAGAATAAACATAGAGGCTTCAAAAGATGGAATGCCGTTATATTTTAAAGATTTAAGAGACAACACTTATATATTTTTTAGAGCGTACATTGAGGGATTAACTGAAGACATCGCACCATCTTGGTCTGAACATACTTATTTAGGAAGAAGTGAGCCTGTATATGTCTATGAAAGAGCTATGAGAAGTGTAACATTTACTTTAAAAATTGTGGCTCAAACAAGATTAGAATTAAATGCTGTTTATAAAAAACTTAATAGATTAACATCATTGTGTTATCCTGAGTACGCAAAAGATATAAGAATGGATGATAAAGTAAGAATGAAACCACCATTGACAAAATTCAGATTAGGTGATTTATATGGAAAAACCAATAATGAATTATTGGGATTCATTGAATCTTTAAGTTATACATTTCCAGATGAGGGAACTTATGAAACTGAGGTTGGTTTTAGAGTTCCAAAACATATAACAGCCACAATAACATATAAAATTATTCATGGAACTGTACCTGAATTACATAAAAATGGTAAAACATCATTAGATGCTGGAGATAATGAAATTGACGCATATGAATACTATGGGTACAGTACAGAACCAGCTGAACCTGAAGAAGACGATGATGATTTTTTTTAATTAATGGGGGAATTTAAAAATGGCTAGATATAACAAAACATCAATTAGTTCAAGAAAGAAAAAGAGTTATTACAACACTACTATTTATAATTCAATACCTGAAAAAGACACTGACCAATATTTTATCGCTCAACAAGGTGATAGGTGTGATAGTTTGGCTCATAGATTTTATGGGGATTCAAATTTATGGTGGTTTATAGCTAGAGTTAATAATTTAAAAACAATGAACATACCAGCAGGAACATCACTAAGGATACCAATTGATACACAAAACGCTAAAGGGTTATAAAAATGATAAATAAAAGAGTATTTGGTTCACAAATTCCAATAATGGTTAAGAAAAAATTAGAAGCAAGGCAATTTGTTGCTGAAGGTGGTAAACTTCCTGAAGAATCAATAACCTCTCAATATCCTGATGATAGACAAGATAAATATGCATACAATGAATTAATAAAAAGTAATTTTAACATGCAAGCAGACTTGTCTTCAAGAACACCATTTGCTAGAATGTGGACTGCTGTTACATTAGTAAACGAATTGGAGGTTCAAGTAAAACCATCGGATGATACTCCTGGTGATGGAGAAGGTGATGCTGGTGCAGAAGAGACTGCAAAAAAATCAAATTCTAACACCACAGAAAATGACATTATAAATAAATTAGAATATGTGCCTGTAGATGTTCCAAACAATCCAGCCATATATGTTGTTGGAACAAATAATTTATCCAATTTACAATACTTAAATCCAATGGAGTCTCA